GAAGTGGTTGAGAAAGTTCTCAATCCAAACTCAATAGATAAATCTACTTTAGATAGAATGCCTCAGCCAACAGGCTGGAGACTTTTAGTCTTGCCTTATGCTGGGCCAGCTCAAACTAAAGGTGGAATTATTCTATCTGATAACTCTAAAGACACAATCCAAATGACAACTGTTTGTGCCTACGTTCTTAAAATGGGAAATCTTTGTTATAGAGACAAAGAAAAGTTTCCATTAGGTCCGTGGTGCAAGGAGGGGGAATGGGTAATCTTTGGAAGATATGCAGGTAGCCGATTCAAAATAGAAGGTGGTGAAGTTAGAATTCTTAATGATGATGAAATCATCGCTAAGATAGATAACCCATCTGATATTTTGCACATGTACTAATAGGAGGACAACATGGATAAAGAAACAAAAAAACAACCAGAGGTAGAATTAGATCTAGATGATGCTAATGAAACTTCGGTTGAATTAAAAGAAAAAGACGAACCTAAAAAAGCTCCTAACTTAAATGTTGGAGAAGTAGATTTAGGATATACAACACACGACGGTAAAGCAGAAAAAGAAAAAGAAAAAATTTCTGTTGAAGAAATAGAAGAACAACCTAAGGTTGAAGCTAAAGTTGAAACTAAAACAGAAGCTAAACCAGCAGGTGAAAATCTAGAAGAATATACTGAGAGTGTAAAAAAACGTATTGATAAATTAACTTATAAAATACGTGAAGCAGAAAGAAGAGAAAAAGCTGCTTTAGAATATGCTAAAGGTTTACAGAAAAAATACTCAGATGCTGAATCTAAGTATATGGATGTAGACACAAACTATATTAAAGAATTTGACGCAAGAGTTGATGCTCAACGTGCTCAAGCTAAAGCTAAGCTAAAGCTTGCTATTGAGTCTCAAGATGCGGAACAAATTGCTACTGCACAAGACGAACTAACAAGGTTGTCAGTTGAGAAGGAAAAGGCACGAATCGTTATGAGCGAACGTGAGGCAGCTAAGAAATCCTTTGATGAACAACAAAAAGCTCAACCTGTGCAACAAGCACCTCAACAACCAATCATTCCAAGTACAAAAGCTAAGTCATGGGCTGAAAAGAATGAGTGGTTTGGTAACGATAAATACATGACAAACTCAGCATTTATGCTTCATGAAGACTTGGTAAGTCAGGGGTTTGACGCAGAGAGTGATGAGTATTATAATGAGGTAGATAAACGTATGAGAGATTTATATCCTCATAAGTTTACTAAATCTCAGGAATCTGAGGTTACAGAGGAGAACAGAAAACCCGTCCAAACTGTTGCTTCTGCTGGTAGAAAACAATCAGGACGCAGAACTGTGAAACTCACCAAGTCACAGGTGGCTATTGCTAAAAAATTAGGGGTGCCACTAGAAGAATACGCTAAATACGTGAAGGAGGTATAAATGAGCGATAAAATAAAAAATAGAACTTCACGCGAGTCAGAAGTAAGAAATAAGGATCTTCGTAAGAAGCCTTGGACTCCACCGTCAAGTCTGGATGCACCAAAAGCACCAGCGGGTTTTGTTCACAGATGGATTAGAACAGAATCGCAGGGTTTTCAGGATACTGCAAACGTATCTAAAAAACTCAGAGAAGGTTGGGAATTTGTGAGAGCCGAAGAAATTAAAAATTCTATGGGTGATCATGACTATCCAATAATCGCTGAGGGAAAATATGCTGGGTTAGTAGGGGTTGGCGGCCTTGTGTTGGCAAGGATACCTGAAGAGATTGTCAAAAGTCGTTCCGAGTATTTTAAAAGAATTACTCAGGATAGAATTAAGTCGATTGATGCCGATCTGATGAAGGAACAACGACCAGGAATGCCTATCAATATTGATAGACAATCCCGTGTAACTTTTGGTGGTGGACGTAAGTCATAATTTTTTGGCAAAAGTCAACTACTGTAAATTAATATAAACAAAACGGAGTATAAAAAATGGCAAACGTACTAGAAAAATTTGGTCTTAGACCATCTAGACAATTAAATGGCAGTCCATTTATTAACGCTCAGAACAGATATAGAATTGCAGCAAACAATACTACTGCGATTTTCCAAGGAGATTTAGTTCAACCGACTACTTCTGGAACAATCACAAGATACGTTGCTGGAACTTCTAACGCTGTTGTAGGTGTTTTTAATGGTTGTTTTTATACAGATCCAACAACTCAAAAGCCGACTTGGAAAAATTATTATCCAGCAAGCACAAACGCTTCAGACATCACTGCGTTTGTAATTGATGGTCCACAGACGGTTTATGAAATTAATGCAAATGCATCTTTTGCAGTTGCGGATTTGTTTCAAAACTATTCAGTAACTAACGTATCTGGAAGCACACAAACTGGAATATCGCAAGTTCAATTAGACGTTGCGACTTCAGGAACTGCTTCTACATTCGTAGTTCAGGCGATTGATATTTCTCAAGATATAACTAATAGCGATCTGACATCATCAGGCGTTAATATCTTGGTTAGAATTAGCAATCATTTCTATAATCAAGGAACAGGACTATAATAGGAGAATAAACTATGGCTATATCACGTTCACAACTAGTTAAAGAACTAGAGCCAGGATTGAATGCACTATTCGGCCTGGAATACAACAGATACGACAACGAACACGCAGAGATCTTTACATCTGAATCTTCAGACAGAGCTTTTGAAGAAGAAGTAATGTTAACAGGTTTTGCGGGTGCGGCTATCAAACAAGAAGGTGCAGGAGTGCAGTTCGATCAAGCTTCTGAAGCCTACACTTCAAGATACACTCATAATACAATTGCTTTAGCATTTGCTATTACAGAGGAAGCTATTGAAGATAACTTGTACGATAGATTAGCTTCTAGATATACTAGAGCTTTAGCTCGTTCAATGTCACAAACTAAACAAACAATAGCAGCAAACATTTTGAATAATGGTTTTGATTCTAATTACACAGGAGGCGACGGAGTTCAGCTTTTAGCTAACAACCATCCTCTTGCTAATGGATCAACATTTTCAAACATTTTAGCGACTGCAGCCGATCTTAACGAAACTTCTTTAGAACAATCGTTAATTGACATTGCAGGATTCGTAGACGAAAGAGGATTAAAAATCGCTCTTCAAGGTAGAAAATTGATTATTCCAAAAGAATTACAATTTACTGCTGAGAGAGTTTTAAAATCTCCTTTATCAACAAATCAAACTAATAACTTCGCTAAGAATGATATTAATGCTATGTTGAATATGGGAATGGTTCCTGAAGGTTATAGAGTTAATCACTTCTTAACTGACACGGATGCATTTTTCCTTATTACTGACGCTCCTAACGGATTGAAAAATTTCGTTAGAAGTCCAATCAAAACAGCTATTGAAGGTGATTTTGATACTGGTAACGTTAGATTTAAAGCTAGAGAAAGATACAGCTTCGGTTGGTCTGACCCTAGAGGAATCTTCGGAACTCCAGGAGCGGCTTAATAATTTAAGTCTTTTCACAGAAAGGGGCCAAGGTTTACTTTGGCCCCTTTTTCTTTTATAATCATAAATAATTAAATAAGGAGCAGTAATGAAATCAGACGTAAAACCAGTCATATGTACAAGTAGCGAATCTAGTAAAGTATTATTTGCTGGACCTACAAGACTTAGAGGGTTTATGATTCAGTCTACTGGTGTCGCTGGAACAGCTATAATTAATGGTTTAGCAAATTCAACAACTGTAAGTTCTTCAACTAATACAGAAGTTTATTTTTCAGTATCTGTTGGAGCAGGCGGAACAGAAACTTTAAATCTTCCAGAAGATGGTGTTTTATATGCAGCTAGAGGCGGTAAATTTATCGTTGACGGTATTGGTGTAACAGGCAATACTAGTGCATTAAATGTTACATTATTTATAGATAAATAAAAATGTCTGGCTTTGGAGTTCAAAAGCGAGGTACAGGTAAAGCTGTAAAGAAAATGTCTTTGGGCGGAGCTTTAGCTATTAAGTCTGGAGCATATCAAGGTAAGCCAGGAACTTACGAACAAAATTATTATACACAATCTTTATTTCCACAAGCAACTCAAACTGGATATACACCACCACCACAAACTGAAACTAAAAAAGAAGAAGAAAAAAAAGAAGGAATGGCTAGAGGTGGAGATGTACAACCACCTAAAAATAAAAAATATTATAGACCTACAAAATCTGGTGCTGGAATGACAGCAGCTGGAGTTAAAAGATATAGAAGAGAAAATCCAGGTTCAAAGTTATCCACAGCTGTTACTGGTAAGGTTAAACCAGGAAGTAAATCAGCTAAAAGAAGAAAATCATATTGTGCAAGATCTGCTGGACAAATGAAGATGTTTCCAGGAGCCGCAAAAGACCCTAATTCTAGATTAAGACAAGCAAGAAGAAGATGGAAATGTTAATTCCTTGCAATGTCTTATTTAAATGCTAACATACCTCCAATTTATTGTAAAATAAGAAAGGAATATTTATATGACTTACGAGAGCATAAAGGAGAAACTGAAGACTGTGTGGTATTTGGTTTGGGGAGTATTAGCGGCCGTGCAACGTTGTTTCACTGTTTACTTGGCAACGGTGCGATCTATTGGAGACTTCCTATCTCTGCTTTTATTCAAAGAGGAAGCGGCGATACTTTGTATAGCACACAAATGGAACATCAAGATCTCGAGGATCTTCAGCTATGGAATTCATTTAGTTATTATCCTAGTGTTACTGTTTTTGATTTTTTAAAAGGTCAACGCTGTAAATATTTTAGTAAAACTAAAAATAAACTTTATCATGGTGAATATTTATTTACGATTGATTGGGCACATCCAGAAAATAATATCTTGGATACTGAGCATTCCGAAATGCCTGATCAACATAAGTGTGGGCATGTGTTGGCTCTTGATAACGGTAATTACGCAATTATGCCTAATAATCGTATTTTGTGGAGTATCCCTAGCTTTACTACTTCATCATCTGTACCAGACTATAAAGTGCAAACTACATATTGGAATGTTGAAAATAAAGGATTAAGTACAGATGACACAGATAAATTTTTTTATGATATAATAGAGAAGGAGAAAAAATAAATGAGCAGCGAATTTAAATTAAGCGACCAGACAAGTGTAGCACTACCTATTAAAAATATAGTGGCTATTGTATCTGCTATTGTTGTAGCAGTATGGACTTATTTTGGTATTGTTGAAAGATTAAATAGATTAGAAACTAATGAGAAATTAATGTCTCAAGATCTTCTTAAAAAAGCAGATCAAACTCCTAAGAATCAAGAATTATTTATGTTGATTGA